CTGAAATATCGGTCTTCATGATTGCCAAATAGAAAATATTTCTTTGCACCTTTAAACGCGCTGTTAATTTCATCAATACCCTGCAAGCCGTCAATGTACTCATCTTGCAAAGTTAGGCCCGATAAGTTGGCCAAAGATTCAGCATTATAAGAACCAAGTGTATAAAGGTCTAAATAATCACCAGCTAAAACAATGCCGTGCAAATTTGTTCCCATTTCAGATATAAGCCTAAGAACTTTTTGCCAAAGTATCTGATTATGAAACGGCCTGTGAACATCACTAATAACTAACCAACGCTGCAAAGTTTTGTTTTGATAGCGTTTTTCATTTATAAGGTTTTTCCAATATTCTATTTCAGCATCGGAATGTACTTTAATTTTGGGACGGTATAACATGGGGTCATAGTTTTATATCTTTGCAAAAAGTATTGAGTAAATACCTGAGGTTATCAAGTAAGTCAGCTTGCCTTTCTTCGCCTTTGCCCTTTATGATTCTGCGGCTGTTATCAGATTTGATACGTAAACAGTCCATACGTAAACCCGGGCATTTGTCTTCATAAATTTGAAAATCAGGGCACATGCTTATAATAGTATTTGTCTGAACGTACGATTCAGCATGTAGTGGATTAGCTTTAGGCACTACAAAAAATCGCGCTGGCAATTGCAGTTCTTCTTGGATAATTTCGTAGTATGTTTTTGATACGCGTTGCCTACCATCGGAGCGATCACCCGAAGCATCGCCCGTAACTAAAAAAGGAATATTGCAAGGAAAAACAGCCGTATCAGACCAACGACCAATTTTTTTGCCTGTTTCAGCAAATACCCATTCGCGAACGGCTTGACAGGTGTCATATATTGATGCCTCTCCACGTTCTTCGCTGCCTATCTTAAATTCTTTTATGATATGAACGCCGTACTTATACCTTGATTTAGCACTAACATCAGCTGTCAATATAGTTTTTTTCATAACCGCCGCGGTCATTGGTATCTTATTAAAGTCAAAGCTTATATAAATCTGTTCAGTTTCAAGATTCGTTTTCTTTGAAGGCTGAAATACTTTCTGTTGCATGCTTTTGTCTTTAAGCACATAAACCCAAGCCTCACCTGAATAATCAACAAATACAGATTTGTATTCTTGTTCAAATGTTAAGCGATCTAAATCACGGCTTGCATCTGCAACTTCATCGGGGTCAATGTTTGGATTGTCAGTTGTTTCCATTCGAAATGTTATCCAACTGTCCGAACCGTTTTCGCTTTGTGGTAAGTCAATGTCACCATAACAATTACGTTCAACGTTACCACTAATTGCGCCATTGCGGCATAGTTCATACCAATAGTTATCTTTACCAGCAGCCGTACCAATAAAAAAAGCATCGCCTTTAAAGTCGGTTAATGTAGGGCGGCTTACTGTTTTCCAATGGTATTCTAATATGTGGCTTGGTATCTTTTGCGTTTCTTCATAAATAACACGGTGATATTTACGCCCCCTGCCTTTGTCCTTTCGCCCTTCATCTCCAATTGACCAAACTTCTAAAACGCCGCCGTTAAGGAATTGCATTATCTTTGACGTTTCATCTTTGTGCTTAATGATACCGCCTTCAGAAACTGTCTTATAAGTATCTACAATCTTATTCCAGCTTTGTGCAAAATCTTTAAAGTCATCGACAAAGATACCTACAAACTTACCTTCAAATACAGCTGGACTTATCAAAGGCAATGCAACAGATGTAATCAATTCAGTTTTGCCAAATCGCCTCGCGCAAACTATACAGTTAAATCTTCGCTTATTATCTAAGATTCGTTTTTGCCCGGTGTGAGGTCTGTAAAGCTGTATGTTAATATCACGCGGCACTACTTAGCTTCAGGTGGGTATTGAATGTTTATGTTTATGTTTTTGTCGTCTTCAGTTGTTTCATGCTTATCTTTAAAGCCGTAATTATTGATAAGCATAAACTTTGCAACACCTGAATCATAGGTTCTATCTAAACCGCCTTCAACTTTGTTAGCTAAAATTCTCACCCGTGCCTGTTCAATAATGTCAAAAAAGCCGTCTTTATCATTGTAATTAAGAAGCGTTTGTCTATTAGTTTTAAGATAAACAGCTAAACCTTCAACTGTGTAAGGTCGCGGGAAACTTTCAACAACTTCATGCACACCATCTTTAGTAACAAGGTGTTTAACGCGTGTTCTAGAATCGCACCATTCAAAGTAAGATTCTATTTTTTTTTGTAATTCTTCAGGTGATTTAAATTTCATTGGTCTACCTGTTTCTTTCATATTTTCGTTTTAAGCAACTTTTTTTTAAAATTGATGTCTATATATCACTTTACAATAAAAATGTCTTAAAATGCCGTTTAAATAAGTTTTAAGCCTATATCTATCTTAAAGTTGATTTATTATTTTCTATTATTTATTATTATTTATTATTACTGTAAACAAGTGTAACATAAGTGTAACACATAACTAATTGATTATTATTATTGTTACATTGTTAACACTTGTTACGTTAAAAATTACATATATGTGCGTGTTTTAAATATTGATTCACACACGTGTATGTGTGTGTATATGCGAAGTGTTTGGCGTAACATCTGTTAACGTGTAACATGCTATGATTTTCAGCGTTTTATGTGTTACACTTGCCGTAACATCTGTTAACATTTCAAATAAAAAAACCGCTGCACTTTATGAACAGCGGTTAAGCGGATGAACCGCCGTTAAGGCAAAGGTAAGAATAAAAAGTTGGATTTTGCAAGTCATAATTAATTAAATTTATAAATTGCACCGCCAGAAGTGTAAATATCTTGAAATTTAAAAGTTGCAAGCATAGTACCATCACTATTTTTATAAACTTTATATTTTTCATTTTCTATAAGTTTTCTGATAGATTCAACATTACAAATTCTTACTTTACATAATGAATTTTCATCTCCAGACATATAAGCATAAAAATATATTTGTGCTAAACCATCTTTTATTTTATCAAATTCAGTTCTTTGACCTTTTAATGATTTATATCTAATTGTCATATCATTATACTTAAGATAATTATTTTTTCTTATTCTTATTGAAATAGTAAAATTCATATTAAAAACAAGGTCAAAAGATAATTTACCATCTTCTTCTTCATCTGATTGCCTAAATTGTACAAAGCTATCAAATAGGTTAGGCATAGCTTGTTTTATATGAAATTCAATTTCTGATTTAAATTTATTTTCAAGACTTCTATAATCATTCATTTATAAACTTATTTGCAATGTTAAACATTTCATTATCAATTTCAATACCCAAAGATTTAGCATTTATTTTATTGCATGCTTTTATAGTGCTACCAGAACCCATAAATGGATCAACTATAAAATCTCCTTTTGTATAACTTACTTCAAGTATTTCATTAATAAGTTCAACAGGTTTTTGCGTTGGATGAACCATTTTAGAACTATGTAACCTTGGTATTGATAATAAATTACCACGTCTATTATTTACAAGTTTTTTACCTTTTACACAAAATATTATAATTTCAGTTTGATTACCCCAATCATTTTCTAAATCACCACTACCTTTGTTGCCTTTGTCCCATACTAAAGGCGTTTTTATTGTAAAATATTTACTTATTATAGATTCAAATTTACTATAAACAGACCAGCTGCAAAAAAAATATAAATGCGCATTTTGCGCTACTTTATTGCTTAGTATTTGACATGTTTTATCTAAAATTTCAAAAGCTTCATTACCATCATTCATTAAACCTCTTTTGGTTATTGAATCATCATATATTGAACGGTTTGAAATATAATTTATTCCATAAGGTGGGTCAGTCAAAACAATATCAATACAACCATCTTCTAAATTTTCTAAAATTTCTAAGCAATTGCCATTTTTAATATTTTCAGATATTTTAGTTTCAATCCTTTGTGATTGTATTTTTTCTTTAAGTTCTTCTTTCTTTTCTTCTTTTTTTATATCCTGATAAGCCTGATTAATTGAAAGTTCGCCAGTTGAAAGTTTTTCTTTAATTTCAGGTGCTGCCTTTTCTTCAATTTTTTTAACTTTTGATATTGTATCGTGTGATAAGTTAGCAACTTTAGCAACTTCTTTTACTGAATTAACTTTTTCAATTTCAATTTTTTTAATAGGCTTTTCTTCATCAAATAAATCAATAGCCTTTTCAGATGTCTGAAAACCCTTACCATAATTTTCACCGCTTAATTTTAAATTTTCTTTAGCTTTTTGCCTAAAAA